TTTTTTGATGATTTTCTGCATGTCCTTTCTGGTCCGGTATGCAAGCAATACATCAACCTTCCCTTCGAAAGAAGCCCACCCGGCAAGCTCGCCGCCATCGGTTCTTTTTTCTTCATTTGCTAAATTCATAAGGTCTCCTTATCGATTGTTATGAGAAAAGGAACTGCACTTCGTCATCGCCCGTATCCCTGCAAAGCTGCAGTTCCAGGTCGGCAACTTCGATACCGGCCCTTTCGGCCTCATTAAAGCCCGTAATCATTGCCTTGGGCGCCGTAATTTTGCCCTTGTTGTACTGGACGGAACCGATATCGCCGATAGACAAGGACGCCTGGTTGTGGGAAAGCATCTTGCCGTGAAAGTCATAGGTTGCTACCAGCTCCATTTCAGGATCGACTTTAAGCCGGGGATCCCTGTCGGTGATAACGGCGCTCACATAGCCTTCGGCATTGGAAAAATCCTCCCTCAGTGTAACGGTATTGTTCTGATCGAAAGTAAAACTGCTCTTTACGAAAGTGGAAACACTGTCGTAACTGAAAGGGGCATTTTTCAACTGAGGCGGCACGGTGGCTTCATAAGTCGGTGAAATAAGAGCGCCGTCGACAACGCCGTCAAAAACGCCGGTAAATTCAAAGCTGAAAATTACATTCCCGCCATCAGATCCGGAAACAGAGAAGTTACCTCTCGCGCCTCTGATCTTTTTGATAAGGCCATCCTCGTAAAGCCAGAGCGTGATGGAAGGCACACCGGAACTTGCCGGGTCATAGGCGACATTCTCCGAACTGGGTGTCGTGTCTACCGTCTCGGCATAACCGCAGGCGCGAAGATACTGGCTAAGTGCCGGTACATTTGACGCTGAATAAGCGAGGCCATCAGGAGAGCCCTTAAATTCATATTTAAAAGACACCTTGGCAGCGGTTTTACCGATGAGATCGTTGTATTTACTGAGCGACGCCGTAACAATGTTCCTGCTCACCTTTTCAAAATCCAGGGAGAAGGTCGGTTCGGAAACCAGTATTCCCCCGTCTGCAACGGTGATCGCTTCGGCAACCCCCTCCACTGCTTCAATTTTTGCCGCGATTACTCTTCTTCGTCTCTGTAACATCGCCCTTCACCTCCTCCTTTTTTTCTTCTTCCTTTTTTTCGCCGCCGACGATCTTCGTCTTGCTGGCGTCGTTAACAGTCTCTTTCATAATCAATTCCTCCTCTATATTCAGCCCGTCGGTACGGGCAGGTATTGCGTTGTCTTGAATTGCAGGGCGTAGGATATCTCCCCGTCAATATATTGAATAAACTTTCTGCTTATGCAGCGGAATCCGTTTATATCGGTAATGCCCAGGTCCTTGCGGTTCAGGGCATCTCTCACCTGGTCCAGCAGGTCATAAGTCAAGCTCTGTGCTTCCCGCTTTGAATACATGTTTTCATTAATAACAATCACCTCGTAAACGAGGTCATAAACGGGCCTTGGATTTCTGTCCGCACCGCTTGCTTCCGTTTCGGAAAAGAGGTAGATAAAAGCCGAAGGATAACTGAGCGACGGCGGCTCTTCATTCTGGGCAATGGAATCGATGGCGCTGAATATGCCAAGCGCTTCCAGTGCTTCAATGATCTTGTCCTCTATCTCGGCTACATTCATGCTTCAGTCACCACTTTCTTTGCCCAGCCCTTGCCCAGGCTGACAAGCCTTGCGCCATCCTCGGCCTGCAGCATCATAAAGCGCCGTGCAGGGACCTTCTTGCCCTTGATCATGCCCGACGTGGTAAAGCCGTCATTGAGGGGCTTTGCATAGCTCAATGTTGTCCCGACCTCGATGGACCGGTCATCCTGAAGGAAAATACCACCCCTTGCCGGGTGGCCGATAGAGGCCAGCAGCAGGCCCTTGTCCCTGAGCGTTTCAGCGGACTCCACATAAGAGCCGATACCTCCCTTGCTGTTAAAATCCTTAGCCTTGTGCCTGGCCGTTTTCCGGCTTTTCGCTCTCAACAAGACCGTCACAGGGGAGGGCAGGGGCCACTTTTCGGGGCGTCCGCCTTCCTCGATGTTTCTCTGGATGGACTCGATAACAAGGAGCCCGGCCTGCTTGAGAAAGGGCGTCAGGTCCTTCAGCCCCCGGCTGATTCGTTTCATGCGGGCAAGGTTCCTGCCCAGTCCCTTGATTAATATCTTCGTCCCCATCATGGCTACCATGTCTCCATCGATCCCGTTTTCGTTATATTGCCGTCACTGTCTTTCTCGGTCCGTGTGAAAGTATGGGCCCGCTCTTCCGTCGTACTGCCGATACCGGAAGCGTCGGACTTTTCCGCCACGCCGTCGAGGGAATAACTGCCTTCAGAGATCCTCTTAAGCGTTGCCACGGCCTTGGTATATTTATCGAGGATGGAGTTTTCCTTCCCCTTAATGGCCCTCTGACGGCGGCGGCAAAGGTAATAAGCGGCAATAGTGGCCGAGATAAACATGATCTCGTCCGGCACGGGAGAAAATGGCACCGAATAGCGGCCCCGGCAATAGGGGTCGATATACTGCTTATCGGCCTTGAGTATGGCCGCGTCCACCTTAACCGAATCAACGCTCGTTGCATTGGGAACATCATTGGTGAGCTGAATCAGCTCATCGAGCGTGAGTTCCAGGTTCTCCATATCATTCTGTGTGCAATAAGCCATAAGTACTGCCTTTTAAAGGTTTGAGAAAAAGGAGGCGGCGGTTTTCCGCCTCCTTTGGAAATAGCCTCTTATTGACCTTCGTTAACAGAGCAGGATATCTCTCCCCTGTTGTTCAAAACCTTCACTAGCCGTTACTGAGTCAGTACTTTGGCATTGTGAGCATTTACCTGCCAGGAATCCCTTGTCTTTAAGCGTCCTTTTACCTGCCGTCAATATTCGGTCGGGTGCTAAGGAAACATCTTTAACGTAAATAAAGGGTGCAGTTCCGATGCTATTAACATCGCTCTTTGCAAAAACAATCTCTCCACCTGTGAGAACAACAGTTGACCCGGTACTGACATATTCTTTCTGGTCAGTTGCAAGGACTATATCTGCCCCTGAATCAACCTGTGATATGACACTGTCCTTTCCGGGTGGCTCACCCGACAAAGCGGGTTGCCAGGCAACAGCGAGAATCAACAGGGCTGCTGCCAGTACAAACAAACTTTTAAACGATGATCTTTTCAACATTTTCTACCTCCTTGATTTATTTAGAGGAGACTACTGTCCCCCGTTGATCTCCGCCATCAGCTCATCACGGAGCTTGCCGTCAACCTTGAGGTCAACGCCTGCCTCCTTGAGCTTTGCATTAAGCTCTTTCACGTTGGGCACCTTATCCGGTCCGCAGCCTTCATCGGCCTCGATCATGGCCTTCATGATCTCCATGACCCGCTGCCTGTCGGCGTCGGGAGCCTCTTCCGTTGCCGTAGAGGAACGGGTTTCAACCTTGGCCAGGAGCTCATCATTTTCATTGCTGAGTTTTTCAATCTCCAGGCGAAGCACTTCATTTTCGCTGGCCACACACTGAAGCTCCTCCAGCTTTTCGAGGGCCTCCTTGAGGGCTTTAACAACCTTTTCATGCTCCCCGGAACCCACGACAATTACTTCAGTCGCCGCCTTTGCCGCTTCCGCTGCGTCCACCTCATCGGCGTAGGAAACAGCGCCGGCGGCACGAAGCCTCTCAGCTTCCTTTTTATTGGTTGTGAACTTCATACCGGGCAGAGCCTCGACCCTTTTCCCGTTAAAAGTACCCTCTACGTACTGACCGGGATTAACTACAACTTCTAAATTTTCGCCCATTCTTTTCACCTCGCTTTCTTAAATTCCGCCCCCTCGAAAGAGGGGACGGAGGTTAAAAGATTAAACCGCCTTGATGCTCATGAAAGCGTCCGTGTCATGAGGACAGACGAGAGGAGCGCTCTGAACCATCAGCCACCTGACAGAAGGGTCTTTGGTTACCCATGACTTGGGGAAGTAAGGAACAGAGATAAGACCCTGCTCTATTGCCTCAATGTCCTGGATGGCGCCGTGAAGCTGTGAAGCCCTGGCATTGGTTGCCCCGAGGAATATCTTATCCACCGGCACCATAGGCTGAAGAACTTCGGAGTCATCGAGGTAATACTCTTCATAGGTGTAGATATCGAGCCCTTCAATGTAACCCCAGTAAGTGACGCCATCTTCAAGCTCGTCCGGCTTGACAAGACCGAGGTCAATACGCCTGGTACTGAGCTGGTCCTTTACATTGGCCTGTTTCAGGAAAGCATCAATAACGCTCTCTCCAAAAACTGCCGCCCGTGCCGTAAGACCGGAATCCTTACCGATCTTGCGCTTTTTCTGTCGTAAAATCTCAAGGGGCTGGCTGTTGGCACTGGTAAAGAGATCATCCCCGGTGAGCGTAACCGTGTGATCAGCCGCTCTGAGGAAGTCGATTTCGGCATTGATGCCTTCTCCTACAACGGAAATCTTGCCTGCGTTAAGCGCCTGTGCTGCCATCCATTCCTTACGGCGGATAATCATATCCGTCAGCTCAAGCATATCCTTGCCGAGCTTCTCCTGCGCCCTCTGCTGGGGTGTCTTGCCTCCGGAATAAAGGATTTCGCCGGGGCTGCGCTTGAGCAGCTCAGCAGCTGTCGTCTCCTTTTTGGGTTTCACATAGGGCGGCGCAAACTTGTTGGTCGTAAAGCCGGTGTTGTCGATCTTCTTGCCTTCGTCTGTCGGCCTTACAAAAGGCGCCAGCTTGCGCTTGCCTTTGTAAATATCGATATCGACTTCCTTACCATCGGCCGTATCACTATTAGGGAAGAATGTCCTGAGCAGGAAAGTCTTCGGCTTATGCATCTTCTCAAGGGCCGGAAGCATGGTCCTGGTATCAAAAATATCTATAGACATGGTTGTTATTCTCCTTTCTTTTAATTAATTAATTATCTGGTGGACTTGAGAACGATTCCAAGATCATTTAAGGCATCGCGCACACTGTCCTTGGTATGGCCCGTACCATAGGTAACGCTATCCTCATCAAACTCACCTTCCGTATAGACAGACGTTTCCACATCGGCGGCTGATGCGTCCGTGTCAGTGGTCAGTATCCCCACAGGATCCTGAGATCCATCCACAGCGGCAGCAAGGCTGAGCTGGTACTTACCGGAACCGGCGTCAACGGCAAAAGTAAACTTGTCACCGACAATAAAGTCAGTAGCGCCGTCATTAAGGGTGAAACCGAGATGATCAGTGGAATAGGCCGCACCGACAACGGCATCGTTGAGACGGTTGCCGTTGGGGTCAATAACCTTGAAACGACCGCCATTGGTAATAGCTTCCACACACTCAATGGTGTAGGTACCGATGATGGCCAGCTTGCCCATGGCGGTGCCGGTAATCGTTCCATTACCGGTGTTTCCACCGTCGGCGGCAACCGTACCCAAGGCCTTGGTTATCTTGCCTAGCAAGGCGCCCCTGCTGCGATTTTCGCCACTGAGAAGGGTAATCCCCTTTGTGATGAGCTGCTTGACACCGGCAATCAAATTGTCAGGAGAGTAAGTCTCCTGTGTTACTCCGAATTCAGACATTTTTATTCCTCCTTATGTCTTTGTTAGCTGTTAAAGATTATTTGCTCACACCGGCAATAGTATCTACAACCTGATCAAATTCACTCTCGCCATGCTTATCCGTCTCACTCGGAGCGACTTCACCGAGGCGGATAACGAGGGTGCCTTTTTCGGACCGGCTGATGAAGCTGTCCAGCACATCGCTGAAGCGATCGAGAAGAGTGGCTTCTTTCGCCTGGTCACCTTCGCCGAACTTGACCACGGCCGTCGAATCGAGCTGCTCGGCAAAGTGCCTGATGCTGTCGAGCGCGGCAGGTGCAAGCACCTCTTCACCCTCTTTGCCCTGGAACCTGGCAACAATGTTTTCGACTTTGGTCTTTTTCACAGTTGCTTCATGCTCCGAGAGCCTGGAGACGTGAGACTCGTTCTCTGACTTAAGCCTGTCATTCTCCTGAAGAAGTACAACATAGCCGGCATCAGCTTCGCTTAAGGTAGCGATTTGCTTCTCACCGAGCTTGAGTATCTCCCCCTTACTCATTTTCCTTATATCGATCTCCATACTATTTCTCTCCTTTCTTTGTTTACTCTGGTCCGGCTCAGAAAACAGGATCCATGTGGTTGGCTGGTCGGTTGCTTCCTCAAAAAGGTTCGCCTCTGTAATTCCGGCCTTGGACTTGATTGCCGGGATATCTACCCAGGACAATCTGCGAAGTACCTTGCCATAAGCATTTCCTTCGTCGTCCTTGAAATTGTTATACACCTCGGGAGAGGTGAGCATTTCCTTGACTTCTCTCAGCAGTTCAACACCTTTATTGGGCACGCCCTTGATGTCGGCCAGCAGGGTTTCCCCCACTTTCCTGATATTATGGAGAATGCCGCCTGTTACGCTGCCGAAGACCTGGATGGTCGCATCGTCCCCTTCTTTATGGGTGGCAACAAAAGGAGGCCTGACAAGTCCCTCCAGCTTCTGTGCGTTTTCGACTATCTCATCGAGGTCGGCGGCGCTATAGGTCACTTTTGTCCCGGACATGGACGTAAAGGTACCCGTCTTGAGGACTTCCACGTCCTTCAGTTCGCCCAGGGCCTCATAGGTAGCAATGACCTCTTTACGCTCGCCGAGGGTCACTTCCTGTTTGTCATTGAGAGTGTAGGGATACTCATAAAGCTTGCCCTCATCTTCAACAATCACTCTGTCGTCGTAAACGTCACGGACCCATATTTCATATTTATTGTCAGGGTCGAGCTTTCCCCGGATGAGGTCTCTTTTTGCATCATGGCTTAATTCAGGCATCTTGTTTCCTCCTTACTTAAAATTAGGGTCAGGGTACCCGCTCGGAATATCGTCATAAGAGTTGAGCATGTCCCTGGTAAAGTCAAAAGCGTTGACCGGGATAATAGTGCACCGGCAGTTGAATCCGTTGGGCGGCGTTAGTTGCTTCCATATGGGATCATCAGCCATGAAGACAAGACCATCGGCCTTTCCGTGGGTGGAGCGCTGCCTGCCGTCGATAATGGCCGAGAGCTGCAGGGCAGGGAAGACCTCTGCAACGTCCGGATCCTGTAGCTGCTTGAAACGGCCGTTGTTATACTCTCGCATGACGTTCGTCCGATACATGGTCTCTGCGTGATAGTCGAGGATCACATCTCCTGTTTTGCCTATGCCTCCATAAGTGGGTTTTTCATATTTGACGGAAAATTCCTGCAGTTTAAAGCGAAAGGCCTTCACGTCATCGCCGTTCAGAATAGAGCTCAAGATAAGCGTGCGGATTTCCTTCGCCATAGCTGCCTGCTCTATCCCTGCAATGGCGTAGGCCCTTGCCTCTATATCCCTGACCAGCTTTTCATATACAGCGGCCGTCATGCCGATCTTGACGAGAAGTTCCTTCAGTTCTTCATCGGTAACAAACTCATCCTCTTCGGTGAATTTGTCTGAAAAGCGATCGACAAGCCCCCTTATGTCGGCCTGCCCCATAAGGTTGGCTTTGAGAAAGACCCTCACCAGGTGATCCTTCAGCTCGCCCACATTAATGCTGAGTTTGATTAACTTGCCGGGGTCGTCATCGGGGTTTTCAAAGAGTTTATTTTTCTTCACAAAGGCGTTAACGCCGTCGAAAATCTTCCTGTAAATAGGGGCTGAGGCTTCCTTTGCTTCCCTGACAAGCGCTTCTGTTTCTTTATCTATCCTGGGAAGTTCGGCAAAGATTTCGAACTTGTTGAGCTCACGAAAATAGCCTCCCTCTCCCTTGAGGGGAGTGGGCTGGGGTGTGGGTGAAGGTTCACTCATCTTGTCCGTTTTTTCCTCTTCTTTCTTGCCCTCCGGCTTCGTCGCCGTCGCTACCGGTTGCTGCTGGTTCGGAACGCCGCCGCCTGAATTACCGAGCTGGATCCCTTCGATAACCTGTTCACCCTTCTCGGGCTCGCGGATCTTGAGCTTGTCCTTTACCTGCCGCACAGGGATATTGAGTCCCTTGATTCTGCTTAGGTTAAGGAGCGTCCTGGAATATTTCTCCTCGTCGAAGCCGTCACGGCCCTTGATATAGAAAAAGGGATAATCCTCCGTATCCCAGTTGAGATCGATAATCGGCATGACTACCTGCAGGTTGACGGCCGTCATAAGGTCCACTTCAAGGAACCAGACAATATCATCGAGGGCAGAATTGTGGACCTGACCCAGCGCCCTGGAGCCGTTGCCACGCTCGCCCGTGTCCATAGTAAGGATCTGCGTATTAATGGCAATCTGCATCTCCTTGTTGCAGTCCTCGATACTGGCTTCATATTCACTCTTCGACGACGTGGCCATATTAAGAACCTCAACCTCACAGTTTTCCGGTATGGCAATACCCGTCTCCTGCTGCCATGTCCTGAATAAAGCCAGGAGCTTGTCCCTTGCCTTATCATCGTTGGCCGGATACTTTCCCTTCAGATTATTCCCGGCAAAACGTTCCATATAGACGGCGCGAAGCTTCCAGGCCGTATCCTTGATCCAGTAAGCGCGATAGGCGGCACGAAGATCAGCATTGCCGTAAAGGTTCTCGTAGCGCATCATGTAGCTGAATATGATGAACTTGTCTTTTGGCAGGCGCTTCTCCTGAAGGCTGTTCACAGACAGCAGCAGGCCGTCTTTCTTCAAATTGCCGTAATCGTCGCAGTCGAAGTCGAAGTACTTGGGGTTCTTGCTCTTTATGTTTTTGTATGCTGCCTTGCCCCTCCACTTGCCTTTATTGACGATCTCAAAGACCTTTTCATTAATGGAGAAGCCGCAATCGAGAGCGTCCAGCATTTCATAGAGGTCCCGGTAAAAAGCCCCCGCCAGATGTGTGCCCAGGTTCCACTTGACAAAAGCGGCCTGCTCCTGGTGAACGGGATCGTCGGACGCGGCCCTCACGTCCCAGCCCGGCTTTAAAAGGCGCGTTTTTTTCTGCATGAGCGGCGCCTTGACATGGGATTCCCTGATCATTTCCTGGTAGATCTCCACACCCTTGCCCCTGGACCTGACCAGGTCATCAGGGTTGTAGGGAAGGAAAGAAAAGCCAGTCAGACGCGAAGGCGTAGCGGCAACCTCGCCGGTAGGTACCTTCACCTCGGAAAAACTGTCGAAATGCTCAGATGTAAACATTTGCATACCCATCAGGTTAAAAAAGTTCCTCCTCCTGCAGTCAGTCCGGCCATTGACTGTCCTGAGCCGGTACCGTCGACAATAACGGTCCTGTCCTTGCCGGCATCGAGGAAATAGTTGCACATGGCCAGGGCGTCAACGTGATCGTCGCCGACGCTCTTCTTGATCATTTCGTAAAGCAGATACTGGGCCCCTCCCTTTTTACTGCGAATGTTTTCGAGCTGGCGGATGGTTCTGTCGAGGACGGCATAACGCTCATCCCCCCTGATCACCATGGGCGAGTAAAACATACGCTGGTGAATGTCGTTCTGGAGCCCCTTGAACATCATATGCTTGACGGAGCCCTGGAAGCGGATCGGCTGAAGCGTCCAGTGCTTCCAGTTTGCCGAGCTGTTTTCGGCATGCTCCCGGCGGCGGTCGTAACCGATGAGTCCATCGTCGTAGAGATCGTCATTGATCTGGGCGATCAGATTAGAATCAAAGGCGTCGGCAAATCCCCCTTTGGGCCGGAAATAGTCCCAGATGGCGACAACCCGCTTTCTGAGCTTTGTCGGGTCCATGGTGGGCTCGAATTCCTCGCCATAGAGCCATCGTTTAAACATGCCCAGGCGCTCAACAACCTGAAGAGTATATTTAGAGCTTGTCTCACTCTCTCCCTGGCCGCTCATATCGAGGCCGAGCCCGACGGTGCCTTCAGCATCGTAAGTACTGCCTGCCTGGGGAATGATAAGATCGATATTGCACTTCTGCCCACTCTTCTGCATGGCGCGAAGATGGGTGGACCAGAAGAAGTTGCGGCTTTCCACATAGCGGACCAGGGCAATCCTCAACCACTGGTCATCGGTGAGGGAATCACGAAGGACGCTTACATAATCCCGGTCGATAATACCGAGGGCCATGGCGTCGTAAATGTCGATCTTTTCCGTGGCGTCGAAGTTTTTATCGTGCTCGTAGTTATAGAGATTTTCCTTCCCCTGGATAACGCCGGTGATCCTGACTCGGGTAGGGAGTCCGTTCCTGTTAACGGCCATACCTCTTGGAAGGATCCTGTCCTTGACAATTTCCTGGTCCATGTCGTCGAACTCTTCGAGCCGCAGGATGGTGGCGTTAACACCGTCAAGCTTGCTGTCCTGTCCGAAACATTCTGCATTTGAGGCATTGGCGAAGGTATAGGAAGTTCTCCCGAATTGCCTGCGGCCCATGGAAACATTAATAAAGGCCGAAAGAACGGGAGAGCGTTCTATTGCATCGGTATGATACTTATAGGCAAGCAGCGACTGGTATTTTGCCGGGGCAAAGATGCGGTAATCCTCCCAGGGATTGCAGGCGTTTGCTTTGAGGCCGTGCATCTCCACGCCGTAGGTCTTGCCGGTACGGGGTGGGGCGACGGTGACTGTCCTTGGGGATCTGTCCAGCTGCTCCTGCCAGAGGAGCTGGTTCGGCCGGAGATCTAGGTTGCAGACGTTTTTGAACCAGAGGTAATTATTGTCCTCATAACGCTTAATCTCCTTCTCGGCAACAATGCTGACGCTAGCGCCCATGATGACACCTGCAATAAAGACGGCAAGCCATGCCCTTTTCATTCATCATCCTCCTCGCGTTGACCCTGTTCTACCTCGAAGGCCTTGAGGGTTTCATCCTGGTCGCGCAGTTCTTTTGCTTTTTTAAGACTGACGGCAAAACTGTCGACGGCTGCAGTCAATTTGTTGACGGCCTCGTCAGGTGTCTCACCGCTGCCCATGGAGGCGGCGGCAAGGAAACCGGCCACCTGGTCTTTTGCTTCCTTCGACTTTGGCGTCATAGTCCAGTCTGTAAGGCTAAAGCCCATACCTTGCATGATGTTGAGGCACTGCTTTATAAGTGGGTGAGCGGAAATGTTTTCAGTAACGTATGTATTCCCATGCTCATCTTTCAGCGGTTTACCATCTGCTCCAAAGTGAAGAACTCTCTCAATTAACTGCTCTCCACGCTCGAAGATCTGCTTAAATGAGTTATTAAGTACCTGCTGCATGTTTGCTGCATTCTGTGCGGCAATGAAACGGAATTTATCGGGATCATCGGCAAGAAAAGCGGCCATGTATTTCATAGTGACGTCATTCTTACGGTGGCAATAGACAGGACGGCCGGTGCCCCTGGCGTCCTCAACAGCGTCCTCACAGGCCTCTTTATCGTGACATTCATCACACTCTGCATATTTATCGGGCTTGGCCGGCGCCATGGGAATCTTGCCTTTATGATATTTGCTCATCAGGGCGGACCCCGTGGTAAAACCGTTTAGCCGCGTTTTTTCCCGGGCTTCCTTGCTCATGTTAGCGCCCTTGGCCGAGCCGATAGTCCCGTGCAGATTCCTCATTTGCGGTGTTTCAAGGCCGTCCGATCCGCAGGCGCATGTTGCCCAGAAATGGTCGTCTTCATACTCAATGACAGAGGCCTCCGCAAAAAAGAGCGTATTGCACTTCTTGCAAAGAAACTGTCCCCGCCTGAATGGATATGTCGGTGTTTGGCTCATTAGATCCTTAACTTTTTGTCCTTGACAAAAGGGAACTTAATCAGTCGTTGAATCCGGGATATCGGCCTTTTCTATATCATCAATATGAAGGCACTCCGAAATCGTCACATAAGGATCGTTCGGGCTTAACAGTGCAAGCCTTCCGTTACATGTAGCTGCGCCTGGCTGAGTCGAATGTAAAATACCGGTAACAGGCGGATATCCATTTGAAAGAAGTACAACCTTATCCCCTTCTTTTGCTTCTCTACCGTTTTTATAATGCATTTATTTTTCCCTCTCTTTGTCTTTAGTTTTTAAACAGTGTCACCAGATCTGCAGTGACCGGCTCACCCGTTTGTTGAAGTTTTCCATTTCCTACCCTGACATACTCGGCACTGCATGAGGGGCAGCGATATTGCTTGCCGTCACGTAAGCCGGAAGAACTTTCCTTATAGAAAGTGCATTCTTCCGAGTCCAAAGACTGACCGCATACAGGGCATTTCATTCCTTCCTCTTCAGATCCACCAGCAACCTGTTAACCTCTATCAGGGCGGCAACGGCGTCTTTCCGCTCTCCTGCGGAAAGAAATACCCTGGCCGTTGCAATAAGCGCCCTGGCTTCCTCTACCTTGCCCCGGACTTCCGCCACGTCGTCAGTATCAGCCACGCCGGAAAGTTCCAGCTCCAGGGCGATCTGATCGACAGCGACCAGGGTGATCTCGGCAGTATCGAGCTGCGCCCGGATATCCTCGACAGGTGGAAGGGATATCCGGGCGCAGGCGTTAAACATGACAACGAGAATGAGAAGCGGCAGGATCCGTTTGACCAGTTCCGTCTTGAGCAGGGCAATAATGACCTTGTCCGTCGTGGCGATTACGCCCGTATTGGCTGCGGCAAAGGCCTGCCAGTTTTCATCAGTCAGCTCAAAGCCGGTGAGGTTGGCAATGACGCCGAGAACGACGCCGACAGCGGCCGTGCGGCCCATTTTTTTACCTGACAAGGATTCCCCGTTCTGGACTTTGCTCGTATAATTGACAAGGCTGTAAAGCAGTGAAAGAACAATATTGGTTCCTACATTTGTTAAAAGTGCTTCCATTAGTTACCCTCCTTACTGATCTCTTTGAATTTTTTTAATGAATAAGGAAAGTACTCCCCCTTGAAACAGATCAACGCCTGCCGGTTTTCCTTATAAGGCCGAGGCAGGCTGATATGAATAAAACCCCTGTCCGGGTAGATAATGCACTGGCCATAGTCGAAGTGACTGTTAGCAATTATCCTGAGATATACATCAAAAAGATCCGCATCCATGGGGACAATATCCCCCGCCTGGCCATCCATATGCTGGCTCGTCGATGATCCATTGATCTCCCTGTTTACGCGAGGCGAACGAAAGCCGCTGTTAATGTGGATCCGGCCAAACTTGTTGCGAAGGGGTTGAAGGATAAAGACAGTGAGAAGCAGCAAAAAGGCGATTTCCTTTTCACCGGGATTGTTGGGCAACCCTGTGTCTGTCCTGGTTAACTCGTCGAGTGTAAAGTTCTTTGATAACCGCATAGTCTTTCTCCTTTATCGCCCGTAATACATAAAAAGCTTCTTCAAAAGTAATAAGCCCGAAAAGCAGAGATTCCTTGACATTCTCGATTTCAGGATCATGGTGCACCGGTCCCGCCTTTCAATGTCATTGCCAACTTAATCCCAACCCAGAATACGGATAAAACGCCCATCACAAGACCGGCAATAAAGGCCCCGAGGATGCTTTTCTTTACGAAGCCGACTGTCTTGCGCCAGTCCCCGAGTACCTCATGATCCTGGTAGTGCGTTTCCGGGTCGACCCAGAACCTTTTCCGCTCCTCTTCAAAGACCCGCTTAAAAATGTTTTCTACGTCTTTCGCCTCCACCTTTTCCCCTAAAAACGAAAAAAGCCACCCATATGGGCGGCTTTTGGTTCACTGATTTTGTCGGCTGCTCCCGGTGGATCCCCGGAAGCCTTAAAACAAAAAACGGTCATAAGAATTAACTCCTATGACCGCTATTGTATTAAATTATTTGTGACAAAACCTGTCAGGAAATGTCACTTTTTTGATTATTTTAAGAAAACTTTATTTAGAGTTTGGAAGCTTTACTGTCATATTTAAATTTTCAATTGACTCTGAAAGAGGTACCTGACGGAATATTGTATCCATTAGTGCCCTTCTATAAAGTTGAACTTCGTTTAAAACCTTCCTTTTTGACAGTAATTTATAACCATAATGAATAAGGCAAATAAAAGTCACGATTTGAATAGTCACAAAAAACACACAGGTTATTATTCCCGCAGCGTTTGTTTGAAGTGATGTGTACTGAAGGCACATTCGACCCATCCAATTCACACTTAACCCTAATAATGTAAAAATAATAAACTTAGTTAAATGCCTTATGACTTTTTCATCAGTCCTGCAACTTGACCTAATATTATTACAAAGTTTTTTTACTTGTCTGATATTTTCTTCTTTCTCTCCTTTGGTTCCTTTAAAATACTTATTTATAGTATCTAATGCAAGTTTTTGCATCTCATCTATTTCATTTTCAACAAAGCTGAGAAAAAAGTTCATACCCGCTGCTAGCGCCGCAACGGCCATACCATACATTAAAATATTATCAGTATTAAAAAATTGCTCCAATTAATTCTTTATGCTTCTAATGAAGCGACGGGAATAGGATGAGAATAAATGTCTGCAGACAAATCCTCAAACAGCTTCCGTACTTTCCCCCCCCATTCTTTATTAAAAAAACCTGCTACAGCTTTCTTCTTAAGATGATCCGTTTCAAACCTAAATGCAGCATCATTAACGGTTATGTGATGCTTATCAAACTCAGAAAATTTTTCATGCAATACTCTCATATCCACATTTTTTGCAAGCTTTTCATTAGATAATATTTCTTTATAAAACGCACCATCAAGGAAATCAGCAGCAGGTTTTGTCTGAAAGATTATCTTAACTTTTATGCCACTTTCCAAATTCTTCTTAAAGGCTTGTATAATCTCTGTAGGGTCATAAGATGCCCTATGCATATTACCTGTGAAAATCCCAACATATTTGTCAATCTTCACTTTCTCTAGGAGAGCCTTAATCAATGTTCTGCAGTGAACTTCATTTTCATTCTCCAGTAGTTGATCTGATTTCATCTCTATACTCAATTTAATTAAATCTTCATATAGGGGATCAAACAGAGATCCCTCTCTACCACCTTCGTTTGCCATCTTTTCTCTCCTCTTTAAACAGTGTTAACACCTCCAGATGCTTAACACCAAAAAAAACATAAAATAGTACTTCAAAAAATAAAAACTAGCGGTCGATCTTTATTGACAAAAAAAGGCCTGTCATCTTTACCCTCAAACGGATAAAAGACCACAAGCCCTACATTCTACCCTGAAAAAAACATACAAATCTTGTTGACCCCCAAGTCAATAAATACTTTTTAATTTATAGTTGAGTAGAGCTAAAATTGTCAAGAAAAAGCTCCACTATCGCCCATTTTTACCCCTTTATTTCGCCATTACTAAACAAAAACACAAAAATTGTGCCCGAAAGTTAAGTCAAGTGCAGACTTCAAAGCCTCATAGACTCTTACGATGTAATAATAGCAGATTATATGGTGATATCAAAGGGAATCATGAACGATCCTCCTGATGTGCCTTTCTTTCATATTGTACTTTCTGGCCAGATCCTCATAGTTGGCACCGTTGAATTCTTTTTTTATTTGTTTATTTTTTTCCTTTTTTATCACGCGCGGTTCTTTTGTGACAAGCGGTCTCTCTCCATCGCACTCGTGCAATATCTGCTTAAAACGCTCAATCCCATCCTCCCCAGCAAGATCTCTCACAAGATCTGTTACACGATCGATAAAACCAAAAGTTCCCTCATTAAGACTTGAATCTGCCACCATCAGATCTCCTTATAGTTATCGGTTTTCCTGGCCGATCCTGAAGCAGTAATTGCAATACAGAAGAAAAAAACACCGAAGCCGCCCATAATCATATTACCCTCAATCTTTCCCAATATAAGCAGCCAGCAAAGAGCGAAGAAACTAAGCCATGCGAGTGCAGCCAATAATAGTGATGGTTTAAAGTTCATCTCTTTCATTCTAAAACCCTCCTGATTGATGATCGCGAAAAGTTCCCCCCGCGCCCCCCTGATTTTAAAACCTCTATCCAAAACCAGAAAATACCTAGAAATTTACACCAGACCACCCCCCACAGGAGACTCCCTACCCCCTTGTAAAAATAATGAAATACCCCCTGTAGACCATGTATTTAAAACCATGACCATGCTTTTACATTGTAAACTATTAATATATATGCTTTTTTTGATTATATATTTAATCATTGCTTACCCCATAGAAACCGAGTCAATACTAAGTTTATAAAACCTCTTTTTTTTCCCATTAAACCACTACAAATAAAGAACTACAGAATATGATAAATACTACATAACTATTAATTACGCTTTAAACTTAAGCACGTTCCTTACTGTAGATGCCTCCCATTTCTTACCCTTCTTTGTTGTAATATTATCCGTATTCAATTTATCCGCAATACCTTGAAGAGAAACCTCTTCTTCCCTCAATGACTTAATCCTTTTAATAATCCCTTGTTCATACTCATTATCTACCAGCTTTCCCTCAACAACATCATATCCATAAGGAGCATGATTATACACCTCACCCGATCGCTTCTTATGCTGCAGCGCATCCCGGGTCCTTTCGCTTACCAGGTTCCTTTCCATCTCCGCACATGCAGCCATGATCGTGAAGAAGAACTTACCCATAGCAGACTGGGTATCTATCTTCTCGGTAACACTATGGAGAGCCACACCACTCTTATTGAGCTTCGTTGATACATCGAGAGCTTCCTGAGCATTACGAAACATACGATCCAACTTATAAACAATAACCGCCTCCACCTCACCGGCAAGACACTGATCAATAATCCTCATCGCTCCAGGCCTTCCACTCAAGGTCTTTGCAGACAACCCTTCATCAACCACGATATCAACCAGCTCCATCTCATGAAGGGCGGCATAGGCCTTCACCTTCTCTTCCTGATGTCTCAAGGATATTCCTTCCTTCGCCTGTTCATTAGTACTGACTCTTACATATCCGATCGCTTTCATATTATCCCCTCCCGAACATATCTTCTAACGGCGTATCGATTGCCTCAAGCAAGCTCTTTTCCCGTGTGGCGCCGGACCAGACAAATGACCTGTGCGACACATTACGGTAAATACTGGTTGTCTCCAGTGAGGAATGACCGACCAGGTTCTGTACCGTCTGCGGATCGATACCACAATCCAACAGCCAGGTAATGGCCGCATGACGGAAGCTGTGAGGCGATACCTTCCAGGATATCCCCACCTCATTGGCATAACGCCTGATCACTCCCAGCACACCATGACGGGTAATAGGTACAACGTCGGACTTACTTCTTTTGGCTTTATAGCTGGGAAATAAAATATCACTCTCTGCTCCATGCTCGCGGTGCACCAGGTATTGATTCAAAAAGAAGGCCGCTTTCTCATGAAGAGGTATGTCCCGGAACTTCCCCCCTTTTTCATGGACAGTAACAATCATCATTTTTTCCTTTTTTCCCCTCAATCGGCTCCGACCGGAATAATCGATCTGTCCGCAATGCTGACACTTTGGCGGGATCTCCAACTCCTCCATCCTGATATCGGACACCTTCAGCTTACAAAGAGCGGAAACCCTTACAACCAGTGCCGTCAACATACAAAGCAGGGCCGTATCCCTCATACCAATCTCTGTCTTCATTCCCGGCGCATAGATCATCATCTGGATCTGATCATTGGTAAGGGCCCCTTTCTTTCGGCGTTCCTTTTTGGGCGGATTGATCTCTTCCAGGTAATTATCTGCAACCATTCCCTGGGAGATCATATAATCATAGAACTGCTTAAGGGCCATGTAATGCAACCGGCGAGTGTTAGATGCCAGACGCTTCTTGATGAGGAGCATATCGAGGTAAAGCGCCACATCCTCCCTGACGGCATCATCCGCCTGTTTTCCTCTGCCGGCCAAAAACCGGCAATAAGCAGCCGCCTTAAACCGATAGGAATCAAGTGTTCTTTCAGCCACCTCCCTCCGCCTCATCCACCCGCAGAACCCGTCAATGTATATCTGTATTTCCATGCTTTTTATCTTACCGTCCTTTTCCTCCATCCCCCCTTCCCCCCGCATAGCAAAATCAATAAATTTCTCAATTATAATAAAGGGTTACTCAGGGGGACTTATTTCACTGACCCGCCTTTTGCCTCCCCCTAAAGTCCCCCTACCTCCCCCCAAAGTCCCCCCAAAGTCCCCCCATAACTCCCCCTATATTTATCTTTTAATTTCAAATAGTTAATATAAAAGCAGGGCTGAAGGGGGAACCTTTTTAAAAAATGCCGCCACTTCAAAACGGTGCTTTTGACAAAAAATATATGATCAGTCATCTTTATTGAACCTGATCGCCTTGATTGTCTTTACCATAAACCATGAATAAGTCCCCTTCACCTTCTTATATCTTGGCCTTATCTTCTCATTGAGGCTCTCTATCAGGTCCCAGCCGCCTTTGCGAAGCACTTTCCTGTCGTTGGCTATCCTGGCGCCAAGGGCTGTGGGGTTGTCGAAATAGCTCTTCTTCCCTATGTTGCGGCAGAAGCGATCGAGAAGGGTGCAAAGCTCTGCCGAGCTGATGATCATTCCCAGCTGCTGTGTCTGTCCCCACTCAAATGCCAGTTCTGCATCTTCCGGCTCTTCCGGTTCAGTCAGGTAAAATGTTTCGTGATATTCGGGATCCTCGTAGATGATGACCTTCTTGTCGAAATCGTTATGCTCTTCGAATCTGATCCCGTCCTTTTTCCGGATACTGATGCAGACCTCCTTCTGGAGCGCATCGAGATAGGTCAGGAGCGTGTTGGAGTTGATTTCCGTCTGTGATGCTTGCTCATCATGATAAGTAATCCACATATCGAGCAGAATCGTCGCCTGCTGCCTGGCCGGTTTGTCCGGCATGGCCGGAATATATTCGAGCAAGGCCTCCAGGATAAGCATCATGGTGCAAAAATGCTCATTATTCCGCTCTTTGTTGTGGCCTGGATGGGTAGAGTTTATGTAGTTGCTCCAGTAAGATCGCTCTGAAAGCTTGGGAAGGACCTTGGTGCCTATGATCTTCAAGATGGCCGAAATCATGAGCGGCCGCTTTTTGAGGATCTCGCGCATCGTTTCCCCGTGGTGATATCCGGTCTGGCAGAAGC